AAGAATCATGACGCCAGCAAAGCTTAAACTAGCTAGAGCCTACATGGGCTACAGCGTAAACGAGATGGCGGACGCTCTCCGCCTATCGCCTGACAATGGCGGCACAACCATTCGCAAGATGGAAGCTGGCAAGGTGCGTATCACTGGGCCAATCATGGTTGCAGTCGATGCAATGCTAAAGGGCTATGATCCGTTTTGCTATTTAGACGAGGAGGAAGATGATGAGTGTTAATTCACAACAAGTAGGCGGAAACCATTACGCATCCAAAAGCGTTCAGCCTTGGCAAGTGATGGAGTCCTGGATGTCGCAAGAAGCATTCTCAGGATATTTGCAGGGGAACTGCATAAAATATCTCGCACGCTATCGTGATAAAAACGGCATTGAGGATTTGATGAAGGCGCAGCACTATCTTGCAAAGCTTCTTGAAGTGGAAGCCAAAGCCTTCAATCGATACGAAGTGGATAGTTGACTTCATACATTATGGACACAGTGACTAAGATGCTCTAGAAGGTTTCCACCAGACCTTATTGGAAGCTGAGATGACACCAAAGATTGAAACGCGCCTAGTCGCAGATTTAATTCCATATGCCGCCAACAGCCGCACGCACAGCGATGCACAGGTGGCGCAGATAGCAGCCAGCATTAAAGAGTTCGGCTGGACTAACCCAATCCTGATAGATGACGATAACACGATCATTGCAGGACATGGACGCCTACTGGCAGCAAGAAAGCTTGGCCTTCAAAAAGTGCCAGCCATTATTCTTGACCATCTGACAAAGGCCCAGCAACGCGCCTTAGTGATAGCAGACAACCAGCTTGCCCTAAACGCAGGGTGGGATATGAATATGCTGAAGGCGGAGATCGAAGACCTTAACCTAGAGAATTTCAATCTAGAGCTATTGGGCTTTGATGATGATTTTCTGGATGGCTTGCTGGAGACAGCGCCATCGGGAGGAAAGACCGACGAAGACGCTGTTCCTGAAGTGCCTGAAATACCAAAGACCGTGCTGGGTGACGTTTGGGTGCTAGGCAACCATCGACTGATGTGTGGGGATAGTACGAGCATTGATGCACTTGATAAGCTCATGGATGGCGCAAAGGCTGACATGGTGTTCACCGACCCGCCTTATGGAATGAGTTATGGTGGTGGCCGTTCTGGTAAGGTGGGTTCAACTGACGGAACTGTAAAAAAGTTTGGCGTCATACTTGGAGACACAAAAACTGGAGACGATTTAATTGCAATGATAAAGGATTCTGTGGGAGGTGCAAAGCTATCCTGTAAAGAAGGGGCCGCACTTTACGTCTGTTTTCCATGGCGCACATATTCTGAATTTGAAGCGGCATTAATAAGCATTGGCCTAGACCCAACCGCTTGTATTGTCTGGGACAAAAAATCAATTGGTTTAGGAAATGCAAACTACCGACCACAACACGAATTTATTTTCTACTTCAAGGGCGGAGCTTGGTATGGAGATAAAGCTCAGTCGGATGTTTGGCATATGAGCCGTGGCGCTACTGGGAAATACGTTCACCCAACACAGAAGCCTGTTGAGCTTGTGGAACGTGCTTTAACCAACAGCAGCAAGGCTGGAGATTTAGTCATAGACTGCTTTGGCGGTTCAGGTTCTACACTAATTGCCTGTGAAAAGAATAACCGCAACTCACGTTTAATGGAGCTAGACCCAAAATACTGTGACGTAATCATCAAGCGTTGGCAGGACTTCACTGGTAAGAAAGCTGTTCACGCAGAGACAGGTGAGACATTCAATGACTCAAAATAAGTTGACTGCAAAACAAGAATTGTTCGCTCAATGCATTGCTGATGGCATGGGGCAAGCAGATGCTTATCGAACTGCTTATGACGCTAAGACTGGATCTGATGCCAGCATTTATGTGCAAGCATCCAACCTGATGAAAAACCCTAAGGTTGCTATAAGGGTTGACGAATTAAAATCACAGGTTGTCGAAAAGCAACTATGGACACGCGAAATGTCTGTCAAAGGGTTGATACAAGCGTATCGTATCGCCCAGGATGCAAAGACCTCAACAGGCATGACAGCAGCCGTTAAAGAGCTAAACGTAATGCATGGGTTTAACGAGCCGACTAAGCTTAGTATCACTGGCAGCATGATCCAGCGCATTCAGCGTGAAGTGATCGATGATAACGCTGAAGATTAAAACCCCGCGATGGTTTAAGCCATTCCTAAAGCCCAGCCGCTATAAAGGCGCACATGGTGGGCGTGGATCAGGCAAGAGCCATGCCTTTGCGGAAATGGTTATCGAAGCGCACGTTATGGATCAGCGGCGCAGAACAGTATGCGTCCGCGAGATTCAGAAGTCATTAGCGCAATCCGTTAAGCGTTTGCTGGAGCTAAAAATCGAACAGCTTGGTGTTCAGGATTACTTTGAGATTCAAGAAACCCAGATTAAGTCACGGCATGGCGATGGGCTAATCATCTTCCAGGGGATGCAGAACCACACGGCGGATTCCATTAAGTCGCTGGAAGGTTACGACTGCGCTTGGGTTGAGGAATCGCAGACGCTATCGCAACGCTCACTTGACCTATTGCGTCCAACAATCCGTAAGCCAGACAGCGAACTATGGTTCACATGGAACCCGCTGAACAGCACCGACCCGATCGATATGCTGCTGCGTGGTGAGAACCCGCCACCTGACGCTATCGTTGCACAGGTAAACTATCGAGACAATCCTTGGTTCCCTGATGTGCTTAAAGCGGAGATGGAATACGATCGAGATCGTGACCCTGACAAATACAAGCACGTTTGGCTAGGAAGCTACGCATCGAACAGCGAAGCCCGTGTATTCCGCAACTGGAAGATTGAGGACTTCGAAACACCAGAGGACGCAACGCACCGCTTCGGCGCTGACTGGGGCTTTGCATCTGACCCGACTGTTCTAATCCGCTGTCATGTTATTGGCAGAACAATCTATGTCGATTACGAAGCCTATCGCGTTGGCTGCGAGATTATGGACACGCCTGACCTGTTCTTCACTGTGCCGGAGTCTGAGAAGTGGCCCATCGTTGCTGATAGCGCCAGACCTGAAACCATCAGTCATATGCGTAAACATGGCTTCCCAAAGATCATGGCGGCAGTCAAAGGGCCTAAGTCTGTAGAGGAAGGCGTCGAATGGTTGAAGTCATATGACATCGTTGTCCACCCTCGCTGCCAGCACACGATCGACGAATTAACGTGCTACAGTTATAAAACTGACCCCTTGACAGGACAAATCTTGCCAATACTTGCGGATCGTGATAATCACCTTATAGACGCACTACGTTATGCGTGTGAGGCCATCCGTCGAGCAGTCGTTCCAAAGACTTTCGATGTGCAACCTTTAGCAACTGTGAGTAGGTGGTAAATGGCTCGACTGAATAGAGAACAAAGGTTTGCGAACATCCATCAACAGGCGATGGTAGAGTTCGACCGCGTTCAATCGTCGGTGCGTGATGAGCGCCTACAATGCCTTCAAGACAGACGTTTCTATTCCATCGCTGGCGCACAGTGGGAAGGCCCACTTGGTGAGCAATACGAAAACAAGCCACGCTTTGAGGTAAACAAGATTCACCTTAGCGTCATTCGTATCATCAACGAATATCGTAATAACCGCATTGCCGTAGACTTTGTTAGCAAAGATGGCGAGGCAAACGACAAGCTAACAGAAACGTGCAACGGTCTCTATCGTGCAGACGAACGGGACAGCGGCGCAGAAGAAGCATACGACAACGCTTTTGAGGAAGCAGTTGGCGGTGGCTTTGGCGCATGGCGCTTACGCACTACCTATGAAGATGATGAGAACGATGAGGACGAACGCCAGCGCATCCGCATAGAACCAATCTATGACGCTGATAGCTCTGTGTTCTTTGACATCGATGCAAAACGCCAGGACAAGGCCGACGCTAAGTATTGCTTCGTTCTGTATTCTATGACCTATGAGGCTTACAAAGCTGAATGGAATGATGACCCAACGACCTGGCCCAAAATCATTCACCAGTATGAGTTTGATTGGGACACGCCTGACATTGTGTTCGTGGCTGAGTATTACCGCGTCGAGGAAACCCGCGAGACTGTCCGAATCTTCCTGACAATCCAAGGCGAAGAAGAACGCTACACGCAAGCAGACTTTGACGCAGATGAAACGCTAGAGGAAACTCTGGCTGCTGTTGGAACGGTAGAAGTACGCCAGAAGCGTATTAAACGGAAGCGCGTCCGTAAGTATATCATGAGCGGTGGCGGCATCCTTGAAGACCAAGGCTACATCGCTGGCAAGAACATTCCTATCGTTCCGGTCTATGGTAAGCGTTGGTTCGTTGATAACGTCGAGCGTTGCATGGGCCATGTGCGCCTTGCCAAAGACCCGCAGCGCCTGAAGAATATGCAGCTATCGAAGCTGGGTGAGATCAGTGCGCTTTCATCCATTGAAAAGCCTATC